AAAGGCAATGAAGGTCTGAAGGCTGCTCTTGCAAAGGGTCAAAAACTATCGGCTGAAACATTTAATGAAACACTTTCTGAAACACCTGAAACACATGAAACACCAGCCAGTGAATCACTGGAAAACGGGGAGAACGACTGATGACTGATAAGAAATCAAAGTGCCGCTTTTGTGGAACAGAAGCCTATAAAACAGAAGAAGAATCAACGCGAAAACAAATACAGGTTTATAAAAATCTTGATAGGCAACGTGAGGCGTGGGCAATAGATGTTATCAAAGCCGCCGTCCAGGCGATTGAGGATGTTGTGGAGGGCGTGTACCCAATGTGTATTGCACTACCATTTGATGATTCATGTATTCATGACGTTTCCAGAACTAAGGAGGATGGGGATTGCCAACAGTGCAGTCATGAATACCTGAAAGAAACGGCAAACGCACTGAAAGGACTGATTGATGACTAAAAGAAAAAAATCCTGGGATTGGTTGATTAAAGAAATTGAAGAAGATATGGAGGTGAGTGATGTTTGATGATTACAAAGAATTAGAGCGTATTTGGGATGCAAATGTCGAAAAACTTAAACAGGACATGCTTGTATCCTTAGATAAGTTCTGTTTTTGCGCATCTTTACTGAGCGCGGCATTCGCAGTAGTTCTTACTATTGCTTTATTTTACTTGAAAGGACTGATTGATGTTTAAAAGCGTTTTTAATGTTTTAGAGGATGTTACCCGCGTGGTTACAGCCCCTGTAGAGGTTTTAGTTGATCTGGCGCAAGTGGTGACAAAGCCAGCGGCAGACGCAGCACAAACGGTGGTTGATGAAGTGAAAGGATTGCTCAATGACTGAAGAACAGTTGCAAGAAATTTGGTGCGAGGTCAATTTTTTATGGGAACAGTACGTTATTACAAAAGATGAATTGTCTGTTGATGCAATAGCATTGAGGCAAATGCTGATAGATTCATTTGTGGAAATACTAAGAAAACAAGAGGAAGGAGAATGGAGAGCATGGTTATAAGATACAGCATTACAGTGAAAAGCATTGTTTGGCGACTGATTGCGTCTGTGGTTTTCTTTTGGTCAATTTTTCAGGTGTTATCGTATGACTTTGTTCCTTTAGCCTTTTATGTTGTTGGTTTAGCATATTTTTCCCATCAAGTTTTGTGGTGGTTATGGAAAGGAATTCCATGCACAAAAACATTGGTTATCAATAAGGAGGACAACGATGGCTAGGTCAAAAATTACAGACCGTATCAGATTGTTTGTGTGGTTTGTAATGGCAATTATCACCGCGCCATTTGCTCTGGTGCTGGCCTTTTCAAGCTGGCTGCAAGACCTTGTGGCGGGTGACCAATTCCCGCGTTTACGATGGGAAGTTCAAAAGGCGGAATACGCCAAGAAATATGGCTGGCCACCAACAACAGAGGAGAAGAAGGATGACTAAACCAGATTTCAGTGAGGTTTGGGGGAGCCTGGTAAGTGGAAAATGGACTCTTTTATTTGCCGATTATATTGGAACTTTGATTGATGCCAAACCAGATTTAGATACTGTCGATAGATTGCAGCAAATTTTTGACCAGTACCCAGATTGGGATGGGCATGGAGCCAACCCCGTCAATGCAGAAAGTTTAATGCGGGTTAGGGATTTTGTCATGAAGCTGCCTGACGATGTTGAAAAACCAGAGGTTGTGCCAGAGCCCGATGGTGATGTGGTCATGGTGTGGACAAAAGATGGCCGCCACGTTTGCATCGTTGGAATTGAACCAACGGGGAAGCTGGTTATAAGCGTGGCCAGGGATAGGATACTGTGGCAATCATATCCAACCAAGCACATCCACCTTGCCGAAGATCGACTTCACTGGCCAATCAGCGCCAAGTATGAACTTTACGCATGGTTGCAAGCGGCTTACAGAGAATAAAGGGGAGAAAGAATGACCCGACCATCCCAGCTAATGATTAAGGAAGTAAGGTTGCGTGCTGGCTTAACCCAGAAACAGGCGGCCAAAATTGTCGGCATTACAGTGCGGGCGTGGCAGACTTACGAGGCCAAAAGCGGCAACAGCATGGCCACAATACCAGAGGCGCGTTGGGAATTGTTTTTGATAAAGATTAAAAAAAAGATTAAAAACATATAGCCCCGCAACAGTTTCCTATCGCGGGGCTACACGCACCAAGGGAGAACAGTAAAGAACATTCAACACGGAGAAGTTGTTGAGCGTCAGGATTTTACCCGTTCTTCTAAAGATTATCTAAATCTTATAATGCTGTCAATTAAGAATAATGTGGAAGGTGGCGCTGTTCCATCGCAGCGGCAATGTTCCAGCACCACCTATAACAAAACTTGGGAATCTATCCAGGAACATTCCTACCGCATCTTTATGGAAAGGAGGAAGAAAACCCAAGCGTCCAGCAAGATTTTAGCTTAAGCCAACTCAGGATGCAAGGGGCGGTGACAGGCTCCGTGGACTAGTTGTTAGCGTACCCACCGTAAGCCTGTCACCTTCTTTCCCGCCAGTGGATTGACCGCACGGCTAACAGCAGACGACCAAAAACCAACGGTCAAGAATTTTGTCCTGGGAGAGTATGCTAACCCAAAACTTGAGTTCAAAGGCTCAGCTTCAGGATAGCACCTTTGCTAAAAAATGCAACAAGTGGTCATTTCCAAAGTGGCTATGGGTGCAAGTCTAAAAATGTTGCCAGGCTATCACAATCTTTTGTGCGCATTTTCCAGCCATTGAGAAACTTTTTCATAGCAGGCCTTCTGGCCGCCAGCGCGTCATAGTATGCTTCTCTGCTTGTGGTGTATGCTTGGCGCAAAGTGCGCGATGGTTTGCTTTTGCAGGCCGCGATGGTTTTCTTGCCAATAATGCCGTCATCCGTTTCATTAACAAGTCGCTGAAGAATCGCAACCGCTGGCTTAATCCCAGCATTCACCGAAAAGTCAGTAACCATTAGGGCAAGCCATGCGGGCAAGTCATCACCGCGAACCTTGTTATAAAAATCGCGTTCATAAATTTCTGCCGCTTGCTTGCGGGTCAGGTTCTTAATATCTAGGTGAGGATAGCTCCGCTTGCTGATGCCGAACTTTGTTTCACCGCCAGGATCGTCCCTATCATTCACATAGCCCCCCTCATGCCGCAGGATGAAGTCGATAATGGGGTTAGGGATTGTCATCCTACGAACCTGCTTTGTCTAAAATTTCACCGCAATCAATGCACTGGCGTGCAGTTGCTTTTGTAATATTCTTACAATCGCTTTTGCTGTAAACCGTGATGATTTTCCAGTGTGGGCAATCTAACCCCTTTTGCAGTTGATGCGCTACGTTTGCTTGCATGGCTATTCTCCTAATGATTCCCGTTAGTTAATACCCCGCTGTCATTTTACCATCAGGTCAGTCTTTTGCTTGCTACCAATGCTGGAACCGAAATAGTAAGCGACAACAGTGCTTACCATCGAGCTTATAGTACCAATCAAAATCATGATAGCATTTTGTGCGCTTTGCGGCATATCAACCACAAACAACAAATACAAACAGGCGGGAAGTGATGCCATTGTGAAAATGGCGATTGAAATCATTTCCCAGCTGGTGCGTCCAGCTTGTTGAATTGCCACTTCGCGCGTGCGGGCGCTGGCTTTATCGTCGTAATCCAGCTTGGCAGTTTGATAATCAATTTTGGCCATTTCAATTTTGAAATTGGCTTCAGTATCTTTAATCCTGGCCAAAACATCTGGCGAACCATTTGTAATTGCAGCTACAAGGCTATCTTCACTAGCGTTCTCATCCCCCAGGATTGACTTGCCCAACATGCTTACCGTTGCGCCCGCTAATGGGCCACCTAAAGCAGTAGCTAACGTGGTAGAAACACCTTGCAAAACATCACTTAGCACAGACATTTTTCACTCCCCCATGAATCACAACACAATTACGCCAAGGCCGCCACGGCTTGCCAATATTGGCAACAACACGCTCGGCCAGCTTCACAGAAATGTTGCGGCGGTCATACTTGGTTTTGTCAAAGTCAGCCAGCTCAATCAGCCGCCCTTTGCGGAATCCGTAAAACTTCCCGTTATGTTCAACAGCGGTGGTCACAAAGCAACCTCCAAAAACGGTCGCCACAAGGTCTTGGAAGGACATCGGCTTACGAACATATGCAAACGACCCTGTTTTCTCTGTAAGGCCTTGTATGAAAGAATTAAGGAACATAAGGAATAATAGG